AACGCATTACAGCCATACGTTTTACCGTACATTGATAATATATTCAAATCAAATCCAGAACGACTTGTGCCGTTTGCTATTACGAAACTACGCATTGTTTTATAATCTCTTTTAATTTATCATAGTCTTTATTCTTTAAAAATGTTGTATATTTACGTGCAAGTAAACTCACTTTAGGCCATACAATCTTTTCTTCAATCTCTTTATCAAACTTTTTACAATAACCAAACATAATTTGTAATACAGATAGTGTGTCTAAACCAATCTTTTTTGCAAGATAACTCTTTAATAAAATTGGATGTTGACCTTTATGACATTTAAATATTTTATTAAAATCACCATTTGCCTTTTTAATTAAATGTGACATATCGAGCTTGAAGTAATATGAGAATCCATCCCTTCGTTTGACATATTGTAAGTATTTTTGTTCTGATGTAGAAGTATTGAGGTCTCCCACCCAAACAGAGCTATTATCGACAAAGCCAGACACAAGAAAATCCAAAATATCACTTTTATATTTTTTGGCAACTCGGTGAAAGAAGAATCGGTCGTTTCTTTTGTTGAATGAATCGTATGACGTTCTTGTTTTTCCATTATATTGTTCTATATTATAATCTTCTCTAGTAAAGTGTAATTTTAGTGCCAGATATGTTTTATATACTTCAAATCCATCCATTAATCTAACAAATATTTACTACTCACTGGAAAATGATCTATCAAATGATGTTCTATGTGTTTTACCACATCTCTTGTTTCAGATTGTGTATCTTTTTTTAATCTTAAATTACACACACGAGCAAATGCATATAAAGTACCAGACCAAAACCATTCTGTCATCATATTTTGAGGGAGTACCATTCTTGCCATTTCTGGTGCAATACCTTTCTCAATCATATCATTATATAATTTTTTTAAAATACCCATTTCATTAGTTATATCATATTCAACTTCTTCATCACTAGATCCTTGTTTGATATTCTTTGGTGGTCGTTTTCTCCACATAAATGGAATATAAAACTCTGGTTCATCATCTACATATCTACGACTAACTTCATTCCAAACTAATCCAACTTGATGTTTAACTAATTGACGTGCAACAAAGATTGGTGCTTTGATTCTAAACTGTAAACTTGCATGAGCAAAAGGTGACCAGTGATTGTGATCTGCCAAATACTTGATTAGTTTTTCATCTTTTTGTGATAAACCAACTCGATGACCTTCTACTTGTTTGGCAAAAGATACACGAGCTGCATTGACAACTGATGTGTCACTTCCCATTTTATCAACTAATTGAACGTTCATACAGGTAATATGCCACTCTTTGGTAAATAATGTAATTCTTCCGCATTTAATTTAATCTTTTCTTTAAGTGTACGATTAATTAAATGTGTAATAGTATCAGGTTCAATCTCTTTTTCTTTACAATATTCTAAGACGGCATCCATATGTGACATTTGTTTCATTTGAACTTTTTGATCTATTAAAATAGCAAAGTCTTTTGGGGTCACCCTTGATCTCCAGTTGTGGTTGATATTGATGTTGATGCCGTACGTGATAACGGTTCATTATCACCATACTGAAATATGGTCATTTGATCTTTGTTCTCTTGTGATTCTTCATAAAGAATTAATGCAATCAGAGAATACACAGCATTATCCATTAATGTATCTTTGATTGATTCATCATTAAACTTTAATTCACCCTTTTGTATAAAAGACATTAATCGACTATACTTATCACCAAGACGTACTGCAATACCTTTCCAGGCATCAATACCACCTAATTCTGATAGTCTAAAGTTGGCAAATGGATCTGCCTCTTGAGCATAATCATGTCGTTTCTTATCGTGTAATGCTTTTATTTCTTCAAGTAATTCATAAAAGCGGTGTGTGTATTTGTGCATTATTCACTCCTATTATATAATTTGTGTTTCATACTAATACTCGAAACACATAGTTCATTTTTATCATTAAATACCATTATTGCAATTGTTGTTAAATCCGAAGAAGCCGCAAAAAAGACTGCTTCTCTTTTACCTTCAAAGATATCATAACCTTCACCAAAAGATATAGGTAATAAGTTGAAGTGATAACCCATATAGTAAGCGACTTGATCGACATCACCACAAAAGAGAGTAACCTCTTTGGTGTTAGTAAATGTTTTATTGAATTGTTCTGGGAACTCTCTGGCTTTTGCTTGAAATACATAAACATCTAATAAAAATATAATGATTGCAAGACTAAAGATTATTCTTTTCATTTTCTATCCACTTATAAAAGTTTTCGACTGCCTCTTTTAATTGTGGTAGATAATCGTTCTTGTTCTTTTTGAATACTTGTGTTGTTCCGTCTGACGTGATGACTAAAATCACAACTTGTTCTATGGGAGTTCCTGTGAGTTCTTCATACATTTCTGCATAAGCGGAACCTTGTATAAAATAGTTACTAATCCATTCTTCTTTCTTTTCACCAGAAGAAGTTTTAAAGTCTATCACTGACAGTTTACCTTCGTATTCACCGATACAATCTACTCTACCAGCGACAGTATATTTCTCAGAAAACATTTGTGCTTCCTGTGTGTGTATATTATTTATATTATTAAGGATAGGTTTAAATTCGTTAAACATACACCATGCATGAAAGTTTTTCTTATGTTTTTCGTCTAACTGTTCTTTTTCTACGTTGTTGAGATAATCCTCAACCATATTATGAACAGCAGTTCCACGATTGGCGGATGTACGTGAGATATAGTTTGCAACTTCGTCACCAACTTTTTGACGCCATTCGTGTAATCCCTTTTTATCTCTGATAGATAAAACAGTTGTAATTGAAGGATAGGATTGATTTGTTTCCAAATTTTCATAAAACCTCTTTCCATCGATATTTTTTGCTTTGAGTTCTGGAAACTCTATTTTGGGTAAATGATTAAACATAATATAATTATATCACAGTTTGATTGTAATGTCAACACATTTCTAATGCTAATTCAGTTGTTTCATCAACACGTCTTGTCCATCCCTTACCAAAGGTATCAAATGTCGATAATGATTCATAATACTTTTGTCTATCTGACTGATAGTTTTTGATAGCGTCTTCAATACCGTGTTCTTCTACATAATCATTCAATTTTTTCAATGTGTTAGGACCAATACCACCATCGGCAACTGTACCAATTAATGTTTGTAAATACTTAGCAGCTCTACCTGTTCCTGCATTGACACCAAAGTCAAAGACACAGAGGTCTAAACCTTCTGGTAAATCATCACCCTTTAATCGATCCCAATAGTTCTTTTTGTAGATCGGTTCTACGTCTTCTCGCACCAAATCTTTCATATCTTTTGTACCACCAAATTCTTCGTACACTCGTTTTGTGACACCTAGATTTGTTTCTCCTCCTGGGTCTTTGGGATGGTTGACGTAACCTCCCTCGTGGTGTAATATCGTCTCCAAACATTTTATCCAATTGCTTTGCATTTTTCTATCTCCGTTTTGTAAAATAACTTTAGTTTCTTATGTTCTCTCAAAATTCTCCACATATCTGATGAACGATCAACATTTCTGTCTTGTTCAATTTCATCTACTTTACTTTTGTAATACTTATGTAGTCTTTTAAGCTCTTTAATTTTGGTCATAGTGCAATCCTAACTTTATTTTGTTTACTAGATAATTACGTAAGAAACCACTTCTTACGATGTCACCTAAGTCAAATTCTATATTCTCAAACTCACCCATTTCAAATAAGATTCTCTGAAAATCATAGATACCATTTCTTTCAGATGTTTTACTTAAATCGGTTTGTTGAAAATCACCACAGAATATAATTCTACTATTCTGTCCAACTCGTGTAATGATTGTATCTAATTCATGGAAATTTAAATTTTGACATTCATCAACAATAATAATTCCATTATCAATAGTGATACCTCTTAAAAATGATGTAGATAAAAATTCAATTGTACCTTGATTTCTTAGATCAACATACAATCTTTCAAACGCTGTTTCAGTTGGTGCTGAAAACATAAATCTAACCATATTCTGATACGGCATTTGATAAAGAAATGCCTTGTCTTCCTCATCACCAGGAAGAAAACCTATATCTCTTGTAGGTAATAAACTTCTTACAAGATAAACTCGTTGTTGTTCTGTCTTATCATTCAGAACCTCTTTTAATGCTAGATATAATGAAAGAAAGGTTTTACCTGTTCCTGCAACACCATATAAAAATAGATGTTTACCTGATTTCCAGGCATCTGCCATTCGTTTTTGATTTTCTGTGATTGGTTTAATATTGACTAATTCTTTATCGGTAATTTCAAGTTTCTTTTTTGCCATTCTATTCCTTTGGTGCGGCCCAACAAAATGTTGGGCCTTTATCTAGTCCTGTATCAAACACAGCTGACTTTCTGGATATAGTTATCCCTACTTTTGCTCTTTGATATCCTTCGGACAGATACAAAATTATTTATAATTTTCTTGCCCTATGTTTTTTAACAATTTCTTTTGCCTTTTTTCTTGCATTTGTTTCACCAGAACCATATCGTTCTGCAAGTGGTGAATCTGGATGAGCAGCCGCAATTCTTTGTAGATTGTCTTTCCAACCACTATCTGTTTTACTATCAATTGTTCCGACACTTGAAACAATGTTCATTTGTGTTGGGGGTAGTAATTCAATATGTTCTTGTTTTCTAAATTCTTCCATTTCAGCAATCATCATCAGTTCTTCCCACACTTCACCTGTCTTATGGTTTTTAAATCTATAAGTTGGCATTTATTTTACTTTCTAATATTTTTAATGAATCTTTTACTCTAGCAATTTGTGACACTTCATCATCATTTATTTCTATATTAAACTCATCTTCCAATTGCATAACAAATTCTACAACTGTTAGACTATCGAAACCCAAATCATCAATAAAATGAGAATTAAGTTCAATACCATCTTCAGTATAAGGTGTTATTATTTCAAATAATTTCTGTTGCAAGTCCATTTGTATACCATTCTGGAATCTGTCGATTTGTCCATTTTGCAAATTCACTCTTTGCGATTATATAGTAGTTTTTATATGCCTGTATTGAATCACCTTCAACCATACATTCGGGAAACTTTTTCATTGCCTGTGGTGGTTCTGTAAAACCTTTGTCTTCTAAATTCTTGGGAGTTGTTTTTAGTATGTCACCGAGCAACGTCCAGCTGGAGTGATCTCTACCTGTTTTTGATCCATATCGATGTCGATACTCTGTTGATAGTTCACGCCACAAGTCATACAACCAGTCATAATGCTGACTAGAAGTACGAGCCCAAACAGTCGAAGGGTGATTAAAATGGCATGCTTTGTAAACAATGTTTTCTAAGTTATCTGTTAGTTTATATCTAGTTACTTTTCTTCCGTTCTTGGAAGTACCAATGTATTTAGTACCATCAATCATTCGATGTGCCGTAGAAAGTATTTGAGCATACTCAACAATCATTTTTACCACATGTTTATCACAGTGCATCTCGGCACAAGTTTTTGGATTATTATCTAAGTAAAATATGTTCATTTTTTTCTATTATATCATACTTTTGATTAATTGTCAATAACTCTATAAAATATATGATTTTCAATTCTTGTTACTCGTTCTAAATGATCTGCCCAATGAGGTTTTACATAATCGGCATGATAGTGTGTTGCATCTTCTACAATATTTGGTACCATATCAGGCATTGCCAAAAGAACACCTGCAATTGCCTTTGCATGATTCCAAGCTGGAATATTTTTTATATCATCAGATTTACCATCACAATACCAACTAAATTGACATTTATTTCTCACAGGAAAGTCTGGATCAAAAGTATAAGTTGGTCCTTGTCGTATTACATCACAAACTGAATCTGGATATCTAGGGTGATCTACACGATTTAAAACAACTTGACCCACTGCAATCTGACCAGCATCAGATTCAGTTCTTGCTTCAAAATATATGTTTTGTGCTAAACAGTGTAAATCGTTATTCTTTGGTGTTATTGTTTCGGATTTTGCATAACCCCACCATAGAATTATAAAAATTAGTGTGATGAAAAACATCACTGAATATTTGTTATCGTTCATATTATAAATCAGAAATTTTAAACTTCTTAATCACATTTTTTGTCGGTATGACTGTTGTATTTCCTCCGTCTGCTAAACTACCCTTTTCATCGTATGAATAGTCACTCATTAAGATATGAACTTTTCGATCTGCCTTTACTAACCAACCAGTAGAAACACAGGTTGCAGGTTTAGAAT